GACCTGAAATGCGCATCCGCCGAGCGGATCTCGCCGATCGCCTCCAGCAGCACCTTAGTCTGATCCAGCCAGCCCCCCGCCACCGGCCACGATCCACGCCTGGCCAGCTTCTCGGCCTCGATCGCCTGCCAGACGTCGGCGGTGATCATTGCCCGCGGGCACGAGGCGATGCGCAGATGCCCGCGCCGGCCCGATGATCCGCACTGTTCACATCCCTCGCCCGAGCAGCTCGGGCAGCGCAGCCACAGCGGGCTTAGTTCGCCGGGGGCGTCGGAGCACTCCCGCCGGCAGCCGCGGCAGATGGCTCCGCGTCGCCAGGCGGCGGCGAGAGTGATTTTTTTTTATCCTCTTCCGCAAGGCGGATCGCCTTGCGTGCCCCCAATACCATTTCCCACTTTTCTTCCACGCTCAGGATTCCATCCAGCGCCGGCCAGTCGCCGCTGATCGGATCCCCCGGCTCGTAGGCGATCGCCTCGCCGGCGGGCGTGCACATGTTCCGCCAACCCCGGATGACGATTGCCAGCGTCCGGTTCAGCCGGGCATTGCGCTCCGCCTGGGTGCCTCGCTCCGCGGCGGCGTTCACCGCCTGCTCGTATTGCAAGGTCTGCCGGCAGGTGAGATATCCCAAGGAAAAAGCGGGCCGGATGTCCTCCGGCGTCTTTTTGTCAATGTCGAGTGAAAACGAAACGACCTGGGCGGGATCAAGGGCGATGGGCATAAAGACTTCCGTTTGCTAATGGTTAAGGGATAGTGTGAAATCGAAGCATCACACAGGAGCACACATGCCAACATGGGCAATTGAAGGCGCGGACGAAGTCACCGGTCAGGACATCTCGCTGGAGGCGGTTTACGATAGCGAAGCGGATGTTGAGAAGTGGGCACGGCAAAACGGAGTGCTGGTCGGCTCAATCGTGCGACTGCCCGACAAAACCAACCCGCGGACGAAAGTTGCGAGCGAAGACCCGCAAATCGAGGCACTCCACCGGCTCTGCGACGACGTTCGCCTGATCCGGCTCTGGGTGAGCTTCGCGGGAATCATTCTCGCGCTGCTGCTGATCGGCTGGACGCTTTTTGCCATCGCGGGCGGCCTGGCTGCCGCCGGCAAATGATCACACACAGGTGATCGACAGCTCATCATCCCCCGCCGCGGAATTCTTCACGCACAGGAATTCCAGCTCGTCGTGGAGCATGTCGTCTTCGTCTTTGTCCGCCGGCGGATTCAATAGTTGCATCACCGGGGCCGCGATGGTGAATTCATTCCCGGCGACCGATCCCACCGTCATGCTCAAAGCGAACGTGGTGCCGGCCACCTGGGCGGCGTACCAATCCTGTGTGGACAGCGGCAAGGACTCAGGGGAGATTTTGAAAGTGTATTTGCGGTCGACGACGTAGGCGGAGTAGTAACCGGTTCCGTTCGCGTTGCCCGCGTCTTTGCGCAGGGCAAGTTTGTTGGAGAATTTCAACTCGAAATCCGGAATGCGATATGCCGTGCCCCCGATGGTGAGCGTCGCACCGGCGAATCGCGGAGGAATGATCACCGGGTACGTCGGTGCGATCGCGGTGGTGGTGGTGGGCGCGGCCCACACCCCCATGAAATTCCAATCCAGCTTCACCGGATCTCCGGTCACCCCCTTCATTGTCAGGTCGCCGACGCACCCTGCCAGAGTCTTGAATCGCGCCGTTGTTCCGCCGCCCTGGTACAGCCCGATCGTAAGCGTTTCCAGCCCGCCGGTGATCGGTGTGTAGATTTGGCCTGAACTGTTCTGCTGCATGCCGCAAGCCAGGAGAAGAATCCCCCATGCCGGGGCGGTGCTTGCGGTGCCCGAGCCGAAAAGCTCGGAGCCAAAAGTGCATTTGCCCGATCGCGCCCCCGGCACGGGATTGAGCATCGAAAGCGACCCCTGCCCCCGCCGCTCGGTGGGCTTGATGTCGTAGCCCAGTTTGGCGTCGTAGGCGTTCACCAGTCCGCCCTGCGTCGCGTTCAGCGCCGCCGCGGTGCCGGTGGTGGTTTCAGCGGCAAAGGCGAGGATCTTCTGACGGGAGAGGATGGGAGCGGTCAATGGCATGGAGACTCCGTAAGTGGATAGTGGACGGTTGAGGATGAAGAGCGGAGGCGGCGAGCGAGTTTCTTCGCTGTCCGTTATCCACCATCAACTCACCCCTGCAGCGTCGGGTCGTTTTCCAGGGTCTGATACAGCACGTGGATCGGGATCGAAACGCGGAACTGTGCTTCCTCCGCGTTGGATTCGAACTGCGGCGGCTGAATGACGGTGTCATAAGCCAATCCCCCGCGGGTGCGGTCCACGTAGACCGCCGCGAACACGTCGGCAAAAAGGCTCAGCAGCAGCGGATCGATCGCCGCACCGGACGCGTCATCCGCCAGCACATAGCACATCGCGTAAAACGTCTGCTTCCAATACACCCGCTGTGCCGGCGGCTTGATCAGCTGGCTTTCCCCCAACCCGACAACAATGAGATTGCCTGAATCGCCGTTCGCCGCGGCCAACTCCTGCACGGCCGGCGTGGTGTAGTAGCCCGAGCTTTGATTTATCTGTTCCAACGCCGCGACCAGATTTTCCCGGATCAATTCCAGCACCGGCGTCGCCGCCACGCTGACTGTCACGCTCGCCCCCGAGCCAGAGGTATCAGAGAAGGTGATCGCCGCCGGCCATGCCGGCATGCTTGCCCCGTTGATCGTCACCTGCACCTGCGTCGTGCTTGCAACCGTCTGGGTCACGATCAGCGGCCGGGTGCTGCCGTTCTGCGTCACCGTCACCTGGATCGGGGCCGCCCCGGCAAAGTCGGTGCCCGCCCCGTTCACCAAAACAATGTTGGTCACGGAGGGCAGGAGAGGGGCGGAGATTGTCAGAGATGCAGGAATTTCAGTTGTCCGTTGTCAGTTGTGGGTTGTTTTGAAAGCTCAAATCTCAAATTTTCATCCCTCTTCCGCGTCTGATTCGTCCACCTTCTTGCGCTTCAGCAGCCGGTTCACCTGGCTGGCCAATTGTTTGGCCAGGAACTCACCCGAATCTTTCAGCACGTCGCGCCATACACCTGGCGCCCGCTCAAACGTTCCCACCACCGTTGCCCCGAAAACCTCGCGGATCGGCAGCGCCGTCCACCTGCCCTTGATCTTGCGCGACCTCGCATCATCCATCCTCCGGAAGACGCCGCGGTGCCCGTTGGGCATGGTCGCGAAGAAGTAGTGGGAAAACTTCTGCCGCCCCTGATCCGTCCGCTGCATCGCGCTGACGCCGCGGGGAAATTCATCCCTCGCGTCATAGTCGATCAGCGGCACCGGCTTGTGCCGAAATTGCACCGTGCCCACCGGATAAGCAGGCAAAGCTTTTTTCCTCAGGTCGATTGCTTCTTTGATGACGGCGATCGGAAGGTTGATGTGCTTTTTGATTTCCCGCGATGCCACCGCCCGCACGTGCGTCATGGTGCGGTTGATCGCGGCGCTCTGCGCCTTGCCCAGCCCCCCTGCCACACCCTTAAGTGTTTCGGTGATGTCCTCCAGTTGGACGGGGTCGATCTTGAGGGTGATTTCGGGCATGGTCGATTGCGATATGACGAAATTCGAGAGTTCGTTATTCGAATTTGCCTACTTGGCCCACCACCGCGTGCCGTCGCACCACAGCACCGTCGTCGCGTACTGCGTGCTCAGAGCCAGCGTGGTGGCACTCCCCGCGGTGGACACAAGCGTGTCGCTGCCGGCACCGGTGAGGGTGACGGTGTTGGCGTTGTCCAGTTTGCTGATCAGGTACACATACCCCGCCGATGTCGCGGCCAGCGGAAGGGTCAGGGCGAACGCGCCGCCAGTGGCGCTGACGGTGATCAGGCTGGCGGTGAAATCCAATGTTGCGACGGCGGTGATAGCCCGCTGGCCCAGGCTCAGTCCCGCGGAAGCGGCGAGGCCCGTGACGTTCGCCTGCCCGACGTTGATGCTGCCGTCGCCGGCACGCATAACGATGGAGTTGGCGGCATAGGCGTCATTGAACGGCACGGCGGTGGCGAGGGTTGCGATAGTTCCGGCAGACATTTCAGTTTCCTTTTCGAAATCCCAAACCTCAAAAATTTTTCAAGCGCCTTTAAGTTTGAGATGCCACCCGCCTGCGTCCTGGGCGACGATCTCGACAATCACGTATGCCTTGGGCGCGTCGCCCAGATTCCAGGCAACCGTGATCGTGTCGGCGTTGCGGGCGGGCTTGGCGGGAATCCCAACCCTGGAGTCGGCGCTCACGTTGATCGTTACGCTCTTTGTCGCAATGCGCTCGCCGCCGTTGGCCACAAGCGGATCGCGGATCACCAGGACCTGCACGCTGCGGGGGGTTCCGCCCGCCGGCGTGTAGACCGCCGGCTCGCCGAAGAAATCGACGTCGGTCAGCGTGACCAGGTCATCGGAAAAGGTGGAATCGAGAATTCCCATGGCATGCACATCCGGCAGGAATCGAACCTGCAACCTCCGCACTCGGGCACAACGGGAGAAGTGACCGCCGGCGGCGCTCTTGCCAGTTGAGCTACGGACGCGGCTTCAGGAGATCCGGGAACGCCGGGCGACGACATCCTTGCGATGTTCGTCGATCTCGGCGTCGGTGGGCAGCTCCTTGGGATCGGTGATGAACGCGCCATTGAAAAGGACGCTCGCCGTGCTGCCGTTGGGCAGCACGTACCGGGTTTTCTGGGAAAGCGCGGATTTCATGGTCGCGTTGGTATGAAGCCCGCGCGGAGGCCGGATCGGTTTTGTCGCGGATTCTTCAACGGTGGATTCAGTCTCGGGCATGTTCACTCCAAAAAAGAAAAGGGATCCCCCCCTTGTCCCGCTCAGCGGCATCAGGTGACGTTGGAGAACAGGAAGCCGGCCAGCGGGTTGATGATGTATTCCTGGACATCATGCCGGCAGCGGATGATGTCCGCCCGCACCGGTTCGTCTCGGTAGGATTCCATCGACCCGCCAACCGTCGAGCCGTCGCCGCCCCAGTGGAAGGTGCGGGCAAGGCATGGCTCCTGGATGTCATCGGTGCGAGCCACGTAGGCAAGCATCGCGTAAGAATCGCTCCAGACGGCTGCCAG